AGAGAGGCAGAAGATGTTATGACTGACTTTGACACAATCGTTGATAACATCAAAGAGCGCTTGAGGTCAGATCATAACTTTGGCGATCCAACAGGTAATTTAGTTTGGCAAGGTGCAGAGCCAGTTATTCAGGCCCGCTATGGAGAACCTTCTACTGAAAAAGAAGGCGTTACAGAAATCTTTGCTGAGATACAATTTCCCGTAACACAGATGATCCAGGCATAAGGAGCATGATGAAATACAAATACAACGGAACTGATGAACGCGTGTTCCCTAGCATTGGGAAAACTGTAAAACCTGGTGATGAGTTTGACGCACCTGAAGGATTTGTAGCCGCAGATGTAATGCCTGCGGGCGCAAAGCCAACAGTCACAGAACCAACAAAACCAACAGAAACAACAACAACCATGTCTGCCGCGTCAGACAAGAAACTAGGAGCGTGAAATAATGTCTGTTCAACAGTCCGTACGCTCGTACTTAGGTATTGCAAAAGAAGCAACCCGCGGTACGGCAGTAGCACCAACCGACTTCATTCCAGTAATGAAGGACGCATTAAAGCCAGTGGACATTGTAGATCCACTTTATGACACCGGTTTGCGTGGCTCAAATGTATTGAATTACAACTACATTCCAGGCCGCACAAGATCAACAGTAGATTTTGGTGGCGCAGTATTTGCAGACACCGTTGGCTATGCAATTGCAGGTCTTTTAGGATCAGTAGCAACTACTGGCGCATCTGCACCATTTACTCACACAATCTCACTATTTAACAGCCTTACATCTAATGTAGATGTACAGCCAATTTCATACACATTGACTGACTTTTACGCTGTTGATGTTCGCTCATACCCTGGTTGCCAGTTCTCTGACTTCTCATTGAAGTTCAATGCAGATGGCATGCTTGAGTATGATGCGAAAAGCACTGGTTTCCAATCTGAACTTGTCTCAGATCCAACACCTACATTCTCAACAGTTCTACCTACACCAGTGTGGCGCGGTACTGTTTCTATTGGTGGATCTGCCGTATCAACAGCCATGACTGGCAACATTGACATGAAGCGCCCTGCAACACCTATTTATGGCATCTCAAATACGCAAGATCCATACCAGGTATTTCTAGGGCCTTTGGAAGTAACAGGCAAGATTACATTTGTCATGGACAATGACTCACAGTTGCTTAACTTCCTAAACAACTCACAGCCTGCTCTTGTATTTAACTGGGCTTATGGCGCTGGTGCTTCTGCGGTGCAGATCCAGGCAACTCTTACTAAGGGCGCTTACACCACTGGTGTAATTGAACGCGGCGAAGATTTTGTACAGGTATCTGTGGACATCAACGCGCAATCAAATACAACTGATGCTGGTTCTTCAGGCGGTTTCTCACCTATTAAATGGGTGTTGCAAAACGCTAAGACTTCAGGTACATACGCATAACTAGATCAGGGCGGCGGTGTGGTTGAGGGCGATTGCCTTCCCGCTCTCCCACACCGTTTGCTCTCTTTTTGAGTATGATTTAGGAAGGCAAACCAACAGGAGGCAATATGTCTAAAGAAGTAACACTGCCGTCAGGCGCAAAAGTAGTTCTTAAAGATCCAACAACATTACGCGTAAAAGACCGTAAAAATGTTATGCGTACAGCGGATAACGCTATTGGTGGAGATTTAACAAAAGCACTTGCATTAGGTGATGCACTTATTGCAATGCTTGTTGAGTCGTGGTCATTTGATTTAATTCCGCCATCAATCAAAATTGAGTCATTAGATGAACTTACAATGACAGATTATGACGCTTTGGTAGATCACACAAAAGACGCTCAAAAGTATCTGTTCCCTAACTTGGCTGAAACGCCACAGACAGAGGCAGACCCAAAAGCAATTGGCGAGAACTCCAACGCCTAAAATGGTTACTCAAGGGTGGGGAAAGGCATGAAGCCTTTTCCTATCCTGACGAGCAATGGTATTACTACCAAATGGCAGAGCGGTTTGGTTGGACACCTGAACAGGTAGATAACCTGCCCGCTAGTACGGCAGATTGGTTAATAGCAATTGCTAGAACCGTTGATGAGGTGAAAACAGAAGGGTTACAAAATGGCTGAAATTGTCATCAAGAACCTTAAAGATGTTCTCGCCGCGATTGATGGAGCGGCTGAAAAAATTGAACAAGGCGCGCAAATAGGAATTATGCGTGTTGGCCTTGCAGTTGAACGACAAGCAAAATTAAACTTTCAAGGCACACGCAGTTATGAAAAGCGTGTAAGTAAAAACGGCAACCCGTGGTTAAAAATAACTCCACCAAGACATGTTGGCGGATCAGGGCCTAACACAGTTACGGGTAATCTCAAGCGATCTATTAAAACTACTTTTCGCGTTGGGCTAGGTGTTTACACCGCTGAAGTTGGGCCAACAATGATCTATGCCCGTCAAGTAGAAAAGGGCGGTGGAAAATGGCCTGCGGGGGTAAAATACCCTTACTTAGAACCTGCGGCTTTATCGCTATACCTTAGCGGCAAATTAAACAGGATCTTTACAACTGCTATTAAAGAAAAATTGGGGAGTTAATCATGGCTGATCTAATTCCCCCAATGTTAATTAAATTACAGGCAGATGTACAAGGCTTAAAAACAGGTTTAGCCCAGGCAGAAAACGCTATTAAAGGCGTGGATAATTCTGTTCAAACTGCTTCTACTGGCATGACAAATTTTATTGGTAAGTTAAAACAAGTTGGCGCAACTATGGGTATTGCTTTTGCGGGTACTCAAATTTTGCAATTTGGTAGAGATGTTATAGCGCAAGCAATGGAAGCGGAAGCACAACAACAACGCTTAGCACAACTAATGAAAGTTTCTGTTGGTGCAACTGATGAACAAATTGCAGCACTCAATGCACAGGCTGATGCGTTGGAAAGAGTAGGCGTTGTAACAGGCGGAAACATTACGCAAACACAATCACAGTTGGCTACATTTAATTTGCAAACTGAAACAATTCAAAAATTAACACCTGCCATTCTTGATTATGTTACCGCTGAAAAAGGCGCTAACGCAAGCGCAGATGAATTTAAGCAAATGACAAACGGATTAGCGCAAGCGCTCAACGGTAATTTTGGTTCTCTTACAAGAGTTGGTTTTGTGCTTGATGATCACACCAAGAAACTTATTTCATCAGGTACAGAGGCAGAACGATCTGCGGCAATTGTTGATGTTTTGAATTCTACTTATAAAGGTTTTAATGAAGAATTAAGAAATACTCCTGCGGGTCAAATGCAAGCGTTAAGAAATGATTTTGACAAACTTAAAGAAGAATTAGGTAAGAAATTATTACCTGCGCTTTTGGCTGTTTCAGGTTTTCTTACTAAAACTTTTATTCCTGCTTTGCGTTCTTTTGGTAAATTTATTGGTGACAATGCAGATGCAATTAAAATTTATGCAGGTATTGTACTAGGTAGCGCAGCGGCGTTTTACACAGTGCGCGCTGCAATTATTGCTACTAAAGCCGTTATGGTTGTTTACACCGCAGTAACTAAGGCTATGGCGGCAGGTCACACACTAGCGGCTATTGCAACATTAAATTTCCGTGGCGCAATAATGCTGCTAAACATGGCAATTCGCGCAAACCCAATTGGGGCGCTTATTACCGCGCTTAGCATTTTAGGTGCGGCATTTGTTTTTGCATGGAAGAAATCAGAAACATTTAGGGCAATTGTTATTAAAGGTGTGCAAATAGTTTTAACTGGCTTTGCTTATTTGGTTCAAGGCATTGGTAAATTTATTGGCATGCTCAGTAAAGTGCCAGGCATGGGTTGGGCTAAAGGCATTGCAGATGGCGCTAAAAACGCGTCAGACTCAATTAAAGCAACAAGCAAGAATTTATCTGACCTCAAAGGTTCTGTTAAAAGCGGCTACGGTGAAGGAGCATTTACTTACGGCAGTGGCAAAGGTAGCGGCGGCGGTGGCGGCGGCGGCGGCGGTGGCGGCGGTGGGCTTGATAAAAAAGCAAAAAGTAAACTTGAAGGCTATAAAAAAGATGTAACAAAAATTTATAAAGACATGAATGAGGCTATTGCTGACGCGCAAGAAAAGGCTAAAGAAGCCTTAGACAAGCGTAATGAAATCATGTTTAAGGCTCATAAAAATTATGACGAAAAAGTTTTTGATCTCAAAAAGCGCAACAGAGAAGTTCTTGATGAGGCAGAAAAGCGTAATGCAGAGGCTAAGGAAGAAGCAGAAAAACGCAGAGATAAGGCTAAAGAGCAAGCGGAAAAACGCTACGCGGAAATTAGCCTAAACATTGACAAAGAACTTGTTGATAAAAAAGCAGATCTTCTTAAAGCAAGCAATGACAAACTTGATGACATACGCAAAAAGGCTGCGGATAAAGCCGCCGACCTAACTAAAGCCGCTGCGGAAAAACAAGCAAACATTGTTCAACAATCAATAGATCGTTTAAGCAAGGCTTTTGCATCTAAGACTGGTTTTAATTTGGGCGAAATGTTTGAAGGTGGAGCAGATAGCGCTGACAAACTTCTTGCTGAACTTAAAACAAAATTAGCCGCGGCTAAAGAATTACAAGCCAATGCTGCAAAACTTGCAGGCATGGGTTACAGCCAGGTATTTATTGAGGAAGTTGTTAAGCAAGGCCCTGAAGCGGGTAACAAAATTGCTGAAGCACTTAAAGCCGCATCACCTGATGCAACAAAAGAATTACAATCTTTGTATGGTCAAGTAGAAAAAATTTCTGAAACTGGTTTAGACGCTCTTGCACAGACAATGAACGCAGGCGGAAAACTTGCTACTGATGAATTGATGAACGCGTACACACAAGTATCTACTAATCTTAAAGAGTCACTAGACGCAGTTAATGCTGAAATGAATGATGCTTTGGCAAAGGCTAACGCGGCATACAGTGAAGCGGTTGCTGAGGCTGAAAAGGCTCGTAAAGATAAAATGAGTGAAGCCGACAAGGATCTTAAAGAGGCTATTGCTGAGTCTAAAGCCAATTATGATGAAGCAATTGCAGACGCTTCAAAAGCGCTTACAGAGGCTAGGGAGCGCGCACAAAAAGATCTTGATGAAGGACTAGCAGAAGCGGCTAAAACTTTGCAAGAAGCGCTTTTAGAGGCTCAGCAGGACTATGAAAAGGCTATTGATGAGATCAATAAGTCCACCATGAAGAAACTTGCTGAACTTCAAGATAAATTAAAAGAAGTTGCGGCGGCTATGAAGGCTATTAGTGCATCATCTGCGGCTAATGTTATAAGCAGCGCTCCTAAATACACTCCTATTATTGCCGCTACTGTTCCTAGCAGTGGAGCATCAACAGCCATAACAACTAATTACAACACATCTGTTACTGGCGTGAACTTAACTGACCCTTACAGCACAACAAACCAAATTGTTAATGCTATTAAATTTGGCAATGTAATTGTTCCTTCTGCCCCTAGCGCATTAGCCGCGGGTGAAAGCGGTGCGATTGGAGCGGCTTCTATTAAGGCTGGATCTTATACTTTGTCTAGCAGCGGCGGAAAGGTTTCACCATGACTACGCTAAGTCAAGTTTATTCTTTTGCTTTCAAAAATCAGGTATTTGGTGGCGCTGGTTCTCCTTATCAAATTCTTAGCGTTGATGGCCTTGAGTCTTTGCCTGGTATCCGCAATCAAGATGATAACCGCGGATACCATGATGGAATGTTTACAGGCCGTGACTTTCTAGGCGGCAGAACAATCTCAATTATTTTTAATACTTTTGGTGATGCTTTAGGATCTGCTCAGACTAATTACAACACAATTCAAAGCACTCTTTTGCCGCAGACTTCAGGCACTACACCGCTTTATTTTAAGTTTCCTAACAGCCCTACATCTGAACAATTTGTAGATGCTCGCGTTCGCGGTTTGCGCACAACCGTAGATGCTAATTACACTTATGGATACATTACATCTCAAGTTGAATTCTTTTGTCCTGACCCAAATTATTACAACAACAATTTGCAAACCGCAGTCATGGCTTTTAGTCCTATTGCGGGGCGTACTTATAACAGAACTTTTGATTACAATTACGGCGGCGGTTCTGCGGTAATTACGACCACAATTAGTAACATTGGTTGGGCTACTACCTATCCAACAATTACAATTACTGGCCCAATTACAAATCCTGTTGTTGGAGATTTAACTAGCGGTGATGTTCTTAATTTTACTGGCACATACAGCGCTTTAGACACTCTTGAAATTGATCTTTACAACCAGTTAATTACCTTGAATGGTTCACCTGCGCGTAATCTTTTAATTTCAGGAACATGGTTTGATGCTCCACCAGGCAATTCACTTTATTATTTTACTGGCACTGGCACATTAGCAGGCACTACGCAGGCTACCGTTTCTTGG